ATCGACTTCGGCATCGACCTCTGGCGGGTGGATGACCCGGCCACCGCCCAGGCCGCCGAATGACCGACCGGATCATCAATATCCCCGATTGGCGCGTCACGCTCGACGGCAAGGATTTGACCGACAAGATGCGCCCGCGCCTGGTGTCGCTCAGCCTGTCCGAAAAGCGCGGCGACGAGGCCGACCAGCTGGATATCGTGCTGGACGACAGCGACGGCATGCTGGCAATCCCGAAGGAAGGTGCGACCCTGCAAGTCCAGCTGGGCTGGAAACGGGGCCGCGACGTCACCGTGGGCCTGGTCGACAAGGGCAGTTTCAAGGTGGACGACGTCACCCATAGCGGCCCGCCCGATCAGATCAGGATACGCGCCCGCGCAGCCGACTTCACCAGCGCGATCCGCAACCGCCGGGAACAGAGCTGGAAGAACACGACGCTGGGCGCCGTCCTGAAGGATGTCGCGGGGCGCAATGGCCTGACACTGAAGGTCGCGTCCGACCTGGCATCGATCGCGCTGCCCACGGTCACACAGAACAGGGAAAGCGATATCGCCTTCCTGAAGCGCCTGGGCAGCGAAAACGACGCGGTCGCCACCATCAAGGACAAGCATCTGATTTTCGCGCGCAAGGGCGCCGGCACGACCGCCAGCGGCAAAGCCTTGCCCACGCTCGACATCAGCCGCCGCGACGGCGACGGCCACATCTGGTCGCGCCAGAAGCGGGACGGGCAGGAAGGCGTGACGGCCAGCTGGCACGACAAGAAGGGCGCGAAGCGGAAAACCTTCACCGTCGGGAAGGAGGACGGCGCGAAGAAGCTGCGCAAGGTCTATCCCGACGAGGCGTCCGCGAAGCGCGCCGCCGTGGCGGAGCGGGACCGGCTGAAGCGCGCGCCGGCAACGCTAGACATGAAACTGGCGCTGGGCCGGCCCGACGCCTTCCCCGAAACACGAGTGAAAGCGTCGGGCTTCAAAGACGAAATCAACGCGACGACCTGGTTGATCGCGGAAGTCACGCATCGCCTCGACAACAGCGGCGGCTATGGCACCGACCTGCGCATGGAGACGGCGCCTTAGGTCGATCAGTCGATAATTTCATTCTTGTCGTTCAGCCGGGGGCCAGACACCTCATAGCGGCCATGTTTTTCTTCGCCTGGTCCGATACAGCCATTCTCAAAATTGGCCTTATCGATAGCTGAGCATCGATTTGCGTTCGCCCGCAATATCTCAAATAAATCAGAGTTCGTCAGTCGAAGTCGATAAATTTCCCGTGTTCCATTCGACTGCATAGTTTCAAAGCGGACTTCACTTTCTTCCTTTTGTTTGGTCAACATTCGGGTCATTGCGTCGAGCGATCCAGAATAAGACTGCCCTTCATCGAGAAGCGGAACTACATCGAACGCTAGTAGATTTGTCCCGGGCTTGAGCACCGCTTGTTCGTCGTTTCTCAGCCTGATTTTTGTGGCCGGCGCGAGATAATCGCTCGCCACAACGACGGAACCCAATATCGCTGGCGCATCGCCCCAGTTCATCGCCGTCACCCTCAGTCGGGTGCCATCTACAGCCATGTCAACGATCGCCGCTTCGGACGTCGGTTTATGGATTGCCTTGTAAATTGCGGGCGCAGCCACACCCAACACGGAAACCAGCGCTGTGAGCAACGCGAGCGTAGTGTTGGACAGGTGCAGGAACCGGCGCTTGTCTTGGTATGTATCGCAATGGGAGCAGAGTTTGGCGGCCTGCGGAATGGTTAGAGCGCACTCGATGCAGGGCTTCAGTTCAATATTCTCGCTGCTCATGTCCCCTCACTATCCCAGGATCGCCGCCTTTTGCTGATCGAACTCTTCGCGCGTCAGCAACCCACGGTCGAGCAGTTCAGCCAGTTTCGCCAGTTCGTCGGCGGTGGATCGCGCTGGCGCCGCCGCGATCGGCGTTCGCGCGCGCTTCATGCCTTCCTCGACCATCGTGCGCAGCTGCTCGAATTCGGCGTTTTGCTTCTTGCCCTTGAACAAGACGCTGTTTTCGTCCTTCGTCGCGGCCAGCAGGCCGGAGCGGCTTTCATTTCCCCCGACGATCGAGAACTGGATATAGCCTGACGTCAGCATGTTCGCCGCCTTGAACTGGATGGCGGCAATGCTGGCAAAGGGAATGCGCTTCGCACCCTTCAGGCCATGCAGCGTGAACGACGCCAGGCCCTTGCGCTTGATCGTCAATCCGTCCTGGTCGACCTCGACCGTTGCACCATATCCCTCGAAAGCTGTCATCTGTTCCCCCGTTCTTCCTTTGCGGAAGCCCGTAGTTATTGGGCGCGAACCACTTGTCCACAAAAGATTTTTCCCTCCGCCAGGTTAACTCTTTCCTACTTGTTCCTGTTTAGCCAGAACGAGAACGAATCAGGAACACGTGAGGGTGCGCGAAGTTGAGCAGGCGAACGATTAGATTGACGCCAGGATGCGAGTTTGCCTGTCAGACCTGCACGGTCAGGTGCGCGACGATGGTTCAGATGCGCGATGATCTGTGGCGGGAAATTGAGACGGTTCAGCGGTTGCATTCGATGAACCCGACATTGGATCGAGCGCGAGAGGTCCAATCGCTGCGAGGCCAGATGGAAGCCGTCGAGCGAGAATTTCAGCAGCTTCGTCCTTTGTCGCCCCCTCTGGCACCAGCACTAGCAGGCTGCGGAACATATCGCGCAGCGCGGCTTCACTAGGAAGCGCGACCTTCATGGAAAAATACTGCACCGCCGCCACGCGCGGTGCGCCCTGATCCCCGTCGGTCAGACCGCGAAGCCAGTCGAGTTCGACGCCTAGAGCGGCGGAAATTTCAGGCAAGAACCGGGAGCGCTGGGTCTTCCCTAGCAATATCTGGCTGATCGCGCCCTGGGTGCATCCGGCGGCGTCGGCAAGTTCCTTTTGGTCCATGTTTCGCGCGGTCATCGCGTCGCGCAGCCGATCGGCAAGAATGGTCATTTCAGTGACATAGCCCAAAAATATTAGCTGGCTCATACAGTTTGCTATTGAAGATATAATAGATACCTATTATCGAAGCGCCATGCCCCACGATGATCAATCCCTGCCATGGTATCAGGAAGCCCGCGCTGCATTCCTCAGCGCGGTGCGGATCGCCAAGGGTCAGGTGCCCTTCGCCAAAATTTGCCACTGTACTCAGGGCAATGTGTCGCAACTCATCCGCCGGGGATCGCTGCTGCCTGGTCGTTTTGTCCTCAATGTAGAAGCCGCCACCGGCATTTCCCGCCACTCCCTCCGTCCAGACATCTACCCATTTCAATCGCCCAAATGGATCGGATTCGATCCCGCTCAGGTCAGTGGCGAGATCATACCGCCCGCGAACGATCATGTCGTTTGCGATCCGAAGCCCGGAACGCAAGAAAAGGACATCGACTGATGCCTGTCATCGCCATGCCCGCGCGCAAGTGCGGCAAGTCTTTCTCGCATGCCGAACATTTGGAGATCGCTTTGCTCAATGCTCTGTTTGATGCCGGTCATCCGATTAGCGTCACCGATCTGGAAACGAAGCTGCGCTGCACCCGGCGCGATCTGTTCCGGGCCATCACCGCCCAATATCGCCTCGGCAATGTCCGCAAGGGTCAGCCCGTCGAACTCACCAACTCCGGCCATATCGCCGTAGCAGCTGGGCGCCATGCTGGCGCCGTGGCGGTGGCGGCATGAAGCGGCCCGAATATCGCCTGCGCGGACGCTTCGTTTCCCGGAACATCTATATGGTGCCGGAAGAACTGGCCTCGCCGCTTCGCGCCGAACCTTCCCCGGCTCCCCAGCTTCCGCGCTGGTATAGCCTCGCCGCCTTCCTGCTCATGAGCAGCGCGACGATCTTCGCCATGTGCGCCGTTGGGAGGCCGGGGGCATGAAGCGCGAGCGCTACGGCAAGCGCCAAAGCCAGGCAGATTGCCGTTATTGCAACGGCACCGGCTCCCTGACCGTCCGTCAAGGCGCCACCCAAAGTCCGCGCGGCGGCGTCCGCAAGCTGGTGCGCTGCACCCATATCGTCGGCAACCCCTTTGGCGACCGGCGCCGCGACCGTTGGTCGATGGAGGATGCACGATGACAAAGGTCCGCACGCCTCTGTCTTTCTCCCTCGCCATCACGACGGCCGTCGCCCTCATTGGCTGGGACCAGGCCGCCGAGCTCACGCGCCGCGCCAAGCGCACCGTGCGCCATTGGAGCGAAAGCGACCGCAAGGGGACGCCGACGCTTGACCAGGCCATCGCCCTCGACCGCGCCTATATGGAAGCCGGCGGCGATTTCCCGCCGATCCTGCAAAGCTATGCCCGCCAGCTGGACGTCACGCTGGGCCAGTCCCTGGCCTGTCGCGCGGCGCTTGCCCAGGCAATCACAGATCTATCGAAAGAGACGGCCGACGCCATCGGCAGCAGCATCCCTGTGATGCAGCCAGGTGTCTCCGACACGGCCGTCCATCGCGCCATTGCCGAAACCGAGGACGTTGCCAGCGCCGCGACCCGCCTTCTTGGTCGGCTGAAGTCTTTCGTGAACGGCAATGGAGCCGGTCAGCGAACAGCAGGGGAAGCATGATGACCAATGGCCGGGGGCCGAAACTCAATAATGGGGGGGGCGCGCCTCGCATGCCGTCGGTGCAATGCCCCGGCTGCGGTGAACGGGCCTTTGCCCGCTCAACAACCGGCAAGGCCACGCTGCTCTACCGCGAGGTCTATTATCATTGCCGGAACGTCGAGCGGTGCGGATGCCAGTTCGTCGTCGGCATGGCGACGCTGCGGGCGACCGTGCCGAGCCGGATGCTGCAACCGCTGGCCGCGCTGCCCATGACCACATGGCGTCACGCGGACAACGACCGCGCCGCCAATGACGATGGCGGGCCGCCCAGCGAACCCGCAGCCGATGCCATAACCATCTGATCTAGCGGGTCGCACCGCCTCGATCGCCAACCAATCCACCCGGCGGACCCCGCCGCCGGGAACGCCCTTTCCTTGCCTTCGAAAGTCCCATTCTCGCCATGTCCATGCGTGACGATATCCGCCGCGAATTGCTGCCCAGGCTGAAAGCCGATTTCCAGTGGAAGACCGACAAGGGATCATGGCTGCGTCGTGGCAAGTGTCCTGATTGCGGCGCCTTTGAGGTCTATACGAACGCCGACAGCCCCTGGGTGCTGAAGTGCAACCGCCAGGAAAAATGCGGGTGGGAAGAGACGGTTCGGGACCGCTACCCCGAAATCTTCGACACCTGGTCGAACCGCTATCAGAAGACCCGCGAGAACCCCCACGCGGCGGCCGACGCCTATCTGACCGACGCCCGCAAGCTGAACCTGATGGGCATGCGCGATGCCTATACGCAGGAATGGTTCCAGGATCAGAAGCGCGGCATCGGCTCCGCCACCGTGCGTTTCCCGCTTCCCGGTGGCAGCTGGTGGGAACGGCTGATTGATCAGCCTGGCCGCTTCGAGAAGAAGGCCAATTTTGCCTATGGCAAGCCCTACAAGGGGCAGGCGTGGCATCGGCCCGACGTGTCGATCGAGGACATGGCCGACGCCGACAGCATCTGGATTGCCGAAGGCATCTTCAATGCCTGGGCGCTGGAGCAGGCCGGCCAGCGCGCTGTCTCCGCCATGTCGTGCAACAATTATCCCGAAGAATTCCTGAAACGGCTTCGGGCGCATATTGCGACATCGGACAACCCCCTGCGCTCGCCCAGGCTGGTTTTCGCCTATGACGCCGGCGGCGCTGGCACCAGCGCGAGCCGGCAACATGTGAAGCTGGCGAAAGACCAGGGATGGCAGGCGAGCGCCGCCCAGCCCTGCGGCGAAGACGAAACCGGCAAGGTGCTGGATTGGAACGACCTGCTGGGCCTCGAACGGCTGACCGCCGACCATCGCGCCGAATATCTGTGGTTCGGCAAGGTGCTGTTGGCGAAAGACGCCCAGGAAAAGGCCTTCCTGATCTGGGAAAAGCACCGCTGGACCAGCTTCCATTTCACCTTCGGCAACCGGACCTATTGGTGCGCGATCGACGTCGCCGTGGTGCAGGAGAAGATTGACGAATATCGCAAGAGCCGCACCCGCGAACTGAAGGACATCGACGCCAGCGTAGAGGCGGAAATCCGCATGCAGGCCTCGCGCGAGGCCCTGATGGTCGAGGAAATCGCCAACTGCGCCTTCCGCGTCCTCTACCGCCAGCGCGACGACGCCACGGACGAAACCAAATTCTTCCTCAACATATCCTTCCCCAGCGGCAAGCGCCCGTCCGTGAAGGGCGATTTCACCGCCGCCCAACTGCGCAAGGCCTCGAATTTCGAAGACCGCCTCTTCGCCTTCGGTGGCGTCTGGACCGGCAGCGCACACCAGCTGACCCGCATCCTGCAACAGCAGACGCCCGACCTGCCCGACGTCCGCCCGCTGGGCTTCACCGGCTATTGCCGCGACGCGAAGGCCTATGTCTTCGGCCAGTTCGCCGTCTCCGGTGGCCGCGTCTATCGGCCCAACGACAATGAATTTTTCCAAATCGGCAAGCAGGCGCTGAAGCTGGGCACATCCGAACGGCTGCTGGATATCGAATATGACGCCGACCACCTGGACACCAGTTGGCTTGCCGACCTGTGGACCGCCTACGGCCCCAAGGGCATCACCTGCCTGACCTTCTACTTCGCCTCGCTTTTTGCCGAGCAAGTCCGCGGCGAAATGAAATCCTTCCCCTTCCTCGAAATGCACGGCCTGCCAGGCACCGGCAAGACGACCCTAATTGAATTCCTGTGGAAGCTCATGGGTCGCGAGAATTACGAGGGCTTCGACCCCGCCAAGGCGACGCCGGCGGCGATGGCGCGCAACCTGGGCAAGGTCGGCAACCTGCCCGTCGTGCTGATCGAGGGCGACCGCCGCGAGGAAGCCAGCCACGCCCGCAAGTTCGAATGGGAGGAACTTAAGACCGCCTATAACGGGCGCACCGTCCGCGCGCGCGGCGTGAAGAACGGCGGCATGGAGACATTCGAACCGCCTTTCCGGGGCGCGGTCGTCATCGAGCAGAACGAACCCGTCAATGCTAGCCGCGCGGTGCTGGAGCGCATCATGTCGCTCGGCTTCGATATGTCGAACTTCACCAATGAGACGAAGGCGGCGGCCGAACGGCTTGAACAATGGCCCGTCGAAAAGATTTCCGGCTTCATCGTCCATGCCGCCCGCCGCGAACAGGACATCATGGCCCGGTTCCGCCGGGCTTTCGCCCGATATGAAGCCGAACTGCTGGGCATGCCGGCGATCCGCACCAACCGCCTCGCCAAGACCCACGGCCAGCTGCTCGCCTTCCTCGACGCGATCCGCGCGATCGTCCCCATCAATGACAACCAGCAGGCCGAAACCGCCCGCTTCATCGTCCAGATGGCGAGCGACCGTCAGCTGGCCGTCAACAGCGAAGACCCGATCGTCAGCCTCTTCTGGGAGCGGTTCGACTATCTGGAAGAGAACGAAACCAAGGGCGCCAGCACAGGCAGGATCAACCACCATCGTCGCGCGGACGAAGGCCTGATCGCGGTTCGCCTGAACGAAATGGAGGCCCGCTGCGCCGAGAAACGGCTTCAGCTGCCCACCCATTCCGAACTGATCCGCGCCCTCAAAACCTCGAAATCCCGCCGCTTCATCGAACAGGCGACGGTCAATTCCATCAACGACAACGTCGGCGCCGTCCGCTGCTGGGTCTTCCACGATCCGTCGCGCGCGGTCGCCAAGCACTCCTGACAGCGAAAGGACGATCCATGCGAAACGCTCCCTCTCTTCTCGCCATGCTGGGCGAAACCGAACCGGCGGCCCGCCCGGTCGTCATGCCCTGGGAATATGTCGCCATGCGGCGCCGTGCCGCCGGCATGACGATCGAACAGGCGGCGAAACCCTATTGGCACCGCCCCGAACACCAGGCCGACGTCGAGCGCAATGTGCGCGAACTCGAAACCGTGGGCTATCGGATGCAGCGCCACTTCTTCGGCGCCGATATGTCTCGGGCCTATAGCTTCAACCTCGACGTCTATCGCCAGCTTTGCGACACCCCGCCCGAACAGCACCCCCGCCTGTGCCTGGCCTGCGGGTGGGACCAGTGGACGACCCAGCACGACATCTACAACGACGATGTCCGCTGGTCGGACGCTGACCCCGACCTCTGTACCCGCTGCGAGCAGCTGGAACGCAAAAAGGTCATCGGCTGATGCGTCGCCCCGTCCCGATCCACGCGATGACGTGCAGCTGCGGCCGATGCCGACCGCTGGCCGAACGCCTCGCTGAAGCCCCGACGCGCGCCCGCGCCGTCATCGTCGCCGGCGCGATCGGCGCCGGCATCCTCCTCGCCCATTTCGGCCCGCTGATCGTGGCCACCATCACGAACTGAAAGGAATTCCTATGTCCGAAGGCAATGCAGCAACTGAACAACTCCGCCTTTTCATCGAGCGCATCGAGCGTCTGGAAGAAGAAAAGAAGGGCATCGCGGACGACATCAAGGATGTCTACCTGGAAGCGAAAGCCAATGGCTATGACACCAAGGCGATGCGGAGCATCGTCCAGATCCGCAAGCTGGAGCGCCACGCGCGGCTTGAACATGAGTCGATCGTTGACACCTACAAGAACGCTTTGGGGATCGAGTGATGGTCAGAGGCCTGATCCGCACCCTATTCATC